ACTTTTAACAGCCTGTTCTAAACATTCTTTAATACTTTCAGCTTTACATTCAAATAAAACTGAATTGTCATAACAACTTTTAATTTGTATCTTTAATGCTTCGTCTTTAGTCATCACTCTTTCCCTCAAAGTCACTAGGTTTCAGCACAGTTTTATGTGCATCTGTTTTCATTGCATCTAGGGTACCAATAATGTCACTAAAAGACCCACCACTGACACTAGCGTCACAGTAACCCATAAGTGTGCCATCACGATTGTAATAAACTTCTTTGATTTCATAGTACTTACCTTCGAATTCATCTTCAAACTCCATCACTCTATAGTTCCAACTCATCGCGCCGCTCCTTTGTATTGGTGAGTATGTCCGTATTGGTCTTTCATTAACACAACGCACTCTTCGACTTTTGGTATTTGGTTTAGCACTATACCACACACAATGCATGATGTCATCAATCCAACAATTACAGGAGTAATAATTTTATCCATGTTTTTTCTCCACAGGTTTAGCCAACAAATACTTATCACCAAGATAGGCGATAGCCTCTTTTAATTTTTTATCGTGTTTGGTATTAGGTTTAGTCCGCATGCCGTACACGCTGTCAATCAATTGTGCCGATTCAAAAAACATCACTCGTTCTCCTTAAGATAGTCAGCCGCAGTAGGTGTTAGTGTGTATGCAACGAAGTTAAAGTCCTCATCATCCCCATACACGATATGCCCTTTAAACGTTGCCTCGTTTAAGTATCTCCAATGCATGTTAGTATTCCTAATCACCCCAAGACCGCATCGAATCATTATATCTAACAGCCATTCTTTGTATCCATCTAGCGTATCATTCATGTCACATCCTTTACTTGAACAGTCTGTCCAACAGGGATGTTAGGTATCGGTCTGCTATTAACCACAAGCCATAGAGTAGGTAAGTCCCCCCACTCGCCAACGCTATCACCATAAAACTCTCCATCAGTGATAATGACTGCACATACGTAATCATCTTTGTTCTCCTTCTTCATCCACTCAGTTATACATGCGGGACTTGTACCACCACCGCCTACAGGCTTGACTACACTAGCTAGGCTGTCCATAGCACCGCGCTCAAAACTATCTACACCTACCACCTTACTACCCCACCATGCGATGTCTACACCATTGGGTTGTGTCTCGTTTACTAGCTGTTGCATGTAACCCATAATGACGGACAGCATGCGGTCATCAATAGAACCCGACGTATCACCAGCAATTAGTACACGACCAATGTTCTCGCTATACGGCGCTGGTATATACAAATCATATGCTACGTAAGTACGGTGTGGTCTGCGCCATGTTTGTTTGTCACTACCACTACATGCACTCTTAAAGAACTCAGCAAGCAATGACTTCCAATCCACTTCAGGTACTAGCATCTCTTTGACACCACGTGGCATACTCGCACCAATGTTGCCAGCTAACGCGGCTTGTCGTAACGCATTGTCTACCTGTACCTCGATGTCTTTAGCTTCTGCTTCGGATACTTGGTCAGCCTCTTCCCAATCATGCTGGTCGTGTCCGCTCTGCGGTAGTTCTTTAGCTTGCTTCTTAAGGTCATCGTACACAGCCTTGACGTTCCACACATCAGCATCTCTGTATTCAGGCATGTAGATACCACCCTCAACGAAGTCTAAGCCAGGCTTACCATATAAGTACTGTGTGTTAATCACAGCATCGCATGCGATGTTAGCTAGCTGGGGTGACTCTTTCCACAAACCTTGCCATATAAACAAATGTCTAAACATCTTATGAAAGTTCTCATGCAGTACGATAAACTTAATCTGTGGTAGTGATAGCCCTTCGATAAAGTCACGGTGATACAACTCATTCAAGCCATCAGTCGCCGCGGTCTGTACCTTGTGGTCACCATCAACAAAGCCTGTCGTACCCATCATGACAATACCAGCCATCCATTTCCAATCGTCATCGTTCATAATAGACACTTTGGTCTTGCTAATCAACTGCTCTGCATTTAATCCATCACTTCTCATTTATAAACTCCAATCCTTTTTGTGTCAGCCTAAAGTGTAGGTAAGGTACATCTCTATGATGTTCTGCCGTTTGTCGCTCAATGTAACCCTCACGTTCGGGGTAGCCCAATGCAACCATGTCACTTATCTCATGCCACGCAACCCAGCGCATACCAAACTTAAATAACCATTCTGTCAGTCCTTCTCGGCATTCCTCACGCTTGATGTCCATATCCCTAGTATCAAAACCAATCAGCGATGACGCTATCGACTTTGTGTTTGACTTCATCACGCGCTCCATCTAATCTAATCTCACTAGCATCAACGCCAAGTAGTGCTGACTCTAGCCCAGCCCTAGCCTTCTCTAGCTTCGGGTCATTGGTTACGTTCAATCGCTTTAGCATGTCGCATAATTCTACAGCATTGTCTACCATGCTGTCACGGAATATCTTAGCCTTGCCTGTGGGGTCATAGCCCAGCCTGTCGCTCATGTGTTTAAGCGTGTCATGCAAGCGTGTCCATAACTCTTGGTTTACCTGTTCAATACGTTCGTTGAACATCGCCTCGTATTCCTTCTGCATGTCTGCCACAATCTCATTCGGCGCATCAATACGGAAGTCGCCTGTGCTTGGTAGCGGTAAGAACCCCACCTTGAACCTAAACTTAGTAGCAATCTCCTCAACATCGGGGAACTCATTGCGGTCAAACAATGCACCTAGTTGGAATGCTTGCGCACTAATCAATGTCGGGTAGTCACGCAAGAACTCTGACACTAGCTGATTGAACGTAGCCTCACGGTCGTTAATCCATTGCTTTAACTCAAAGAACTGCATCATTGGTACTAAGCGTTGCCCACTATCAGACCAAGGCAAGGTCAAGCGATAGAAGTCGTTACGTGTTAGTGCTACGAAGTCAGTCACACGCTTTAGGTTGTTCATACCTGCTAACAGGTTCTTGTTGACACGTGCCGCATCATCGCTGTTCGCGCCCTTACTTACCTTAACTTCTTTAGACGCGTTTTTATCTAGCTTACGCGCCGTCCATGTTGATACATTTAACTCTACAATTGCCGCATTTAATGAACTCATTTTTGATTCTCCTGTAAATATTTCACACCTTCTTTAGTTAGCTTCACAATCACTGGTTGCCCGACTGATACCTCTACAAGGTAGCCTTTGCGTAGTGCTTTGTAGAATGTCTCCAAGGTCACCCCACCTATCTTGTCTATGTTAGTCGGGTTAGTCCCATGTTTAATCAGCCACTCGGTTAGGAATGGAAGCATTAGTTTTTTACTCATCGTGTAATGCCTTATGTCCTAGCTTTGTAAGCACGATTTTTTGGTTCAAATCATCCCATGCTATATAGCCAAACCTATGCGCTCTTTCAAGTTTTATATCGCCAACCATTGAGCGGTCGCGATTACCTGATATAAGAATCTCCACTAGAAAGTCTCTCATAGCATCTCGTTTAGCTTTAATTAAAGTATCCATGAATTGCTAATCGCAAACGATTTAATCTGTTGGTTCTTGAGCGCAATAGCTTTCACCTTGTCTGTTGATACAATCGTTTTAATCCAAGTACTCATTACCTCTTTAGGTAAGCGTTGGAAGTACGTAGCAAACGCATCTACATTGCCAGCATCAAGATACTGTAGCGACTTGAACACTAACATCAGCTGTGCTGGTGCGCTTCTTGGTACACGTGCATTGTCGGGCTGTTGCACAATGTCATCCAGCGTAGGTAGGTCTGCACCTAACGCAAACATCGCACTCATATCCAACGCGGCTTTCGCACCTACTGTACCAATCAATGCCTTAGTCATAAGCGCCTCGCCTGTTGTCTCCATGCTGTATATCTGATGGCTAGCTAACTCTAACGTACGTGGGCATACATACTGCTGGTTGTTATGTTGTGGGTGAAAGATATAGTGAAAGATACCTTGCCCATCCTTGTGCGCTCTCGCATCAAACTCGGTGTCCTTGTATGATTGAAAGATAGCTGGGTTCTGTTTAGCCCATGTCGTCACAAGTGGATGGATGTTGTTCTCAATTGCCCATGGTTGCCACTCATCGCCTGTCGATTTACGCATTGGTACACGTACCACTCGGCTGTTGGTATGCGCATTGGCTCTGTCACCCACACCATCGGTCGCGAAGTTAGTTGTACCAAACACGATACTGCCTTCGGGTAACTTGTAGTCACCGACCTGTTGTTCAAGCAGTAGGCGGTTCATCATCAGCTTTACAAAGTCCGTACCCTTGAACACCTCGTCAACCAAGATGACTTTAGGTTTCTTTGGGTCTGTGCCTAGCCAAATCTCATTGATGAACGCACGTGTTACCTTTGCCTCATGGTCGGGCATTGATAGCGCGATGTCGGGAATGTCCTTGAGTGGCACGTCGATGTAGATAAAGTCATAGTCACTCGTTCCCATCTGCGCCTTGAGTGATTTCAAGATGCTAGACTTACCAACACCTGGCTCACCCTCAAAAACATACGATACTTTGTTACCATTTGTACGTACTAATGTAGCCGCCTCATGGTGGTTTACTGCAAAGTTATAAGCATTATTCATTGTCATTCTCCGTTAGGTTTATTGTTAGTCGTACTTACAATCTGCTAAAATCTTGATAGCTTCAAGCACCTTGTGTGCGTCATACGATGTGGTTGTGTACCGTGAGCCGTCGTAGTCAAACAATACAGCGTCACTCCACACCTTGATGTCTAAGCCATCGACGACAGCAAGTGCATTAGCCACTACATTGATAGCTTCCTCAAGTGATACTATGTTTCTTACAGGACGTTCTACTTGTGTTACTTTTTTACTGCGGTCATAAATACCTCTTGGCATGATGCTTCTCCTCATTTAAATTACACCCCGACAAATGTCGGGATGGGTAAGGCTTGATTGCCCCACTAGGTCTACCATTATACACCTACTAGGGCTTATTACAAGCACGTGATATGTTGTTACCACAAGAACCTGTCTAGTTCATCTTGATACTTTGGTAGTACATAGACATCCCTGCCCTCAAAGCAAGCCTCAAGATAATCACGCACAAAGTTATTAAACAGTGAGCGAGGTACGACAGGCTCATCGTACTCGTGGTTAGTTCGTTTGTTCCAATTCGGACTGTGTCTAATCGTTGCCATTACATCATCCCCACGTTTAGTTTGTTATAAGCTGACTCGTCATAGTAGTCGTTCATGGCATAGTGCGCCTCCTCTAGCTGGTCTGCCATGTCTTGTAGTAGCATCGCTACATCCTCGGGGTCTGCATCTGCTACCCATTGTGCAAGGCTACGCGTTGAAGTAGACAGGATACGCTCGACACTAGGTATCTCATACGCACTGATGTTAGATGGTAACCGCGCCTTACTGCCCGACCACGTACCCCATGCACCATAGCTAGGTTGCGTATACTCGCGCTTGGTCGGGTCACGCTCAACCACAAGGTCAATCTTGTCCCAATCTAGTGCGCATATAGCATCGCGCAACGCAAACACATGGCTAGTATCTAGTGTCTCGAAGTGGCTATGCTCGCTGTCATACCCGATGGATATATTTAAGCATTCTGGAATAATGTCCATATACTCCGCTGTGTCGGTGTAAACGCCTGTCGGGTCTAGCACATACTCCATCGCAGTACCGAATAGTGCAGCAAGTTGGTTGCCCAACGCATCGCTACAACAACGCTCGCCACGCTGATGGGTAATGATGCTAGTCGTACCGCGCCTGTCGAATGCAATCGCATGAGTGAACTGCTTGAGCCAATCACGATGATACATAGCCATCTCGCCACTACCCCAACAACCAATCTCCTCGCCACGATGGAAGATGTACGTACCTGCCACATCCTGCATAATCATGTTGAACATGAGATACATACCTGCACCATCATCTGCACCTAGACAATCTGCTGTGTCAGTCACGAACGCCATGCCGTCATCTGCTACCCACACTTCTTGCGTGAGGCTGTCGTTCGTTCCCTCTTTGGGCTTGCGGTGCATCGTGTCAATGTGAGCCGACCACAACACCTTACTATGTCCGTGTGTGTTGTCCACCACGTAGGCAATCGTCTCGCCCTTGGGGTTGGTCATGGGTGTAGCACCTAGCGGTAAGATGAACCGCTCAATGAATGATGCCTCGCCCTCGCTGTCATGTTGGCGACGTGTTTCTAAAATACTAATAAGATGTTCCATTGTAATTCTCCTGTTTGTGACACCCCGACAAATGTCGGCGCGTATTATTCTTGGTTAGCCTCTACCATGTCTAAGGCTAGGTCATCAATCTCAAGCTGATACTTATCTGCATCATTCTCGTGACAAGTCGTGCCGTCTGATAAGGTATGCACGTTGTTCTCGTACACATATTCCCAATCGGTATGGCGGTCAACGCTAACAACAAAGTCCATGTGATACCTACCATCATATGTTGCTACTATCTCCTCGCTTGGGAAATAATCATAGGTATGCTGACACTGTTCAATGCCATGATTCTCAATCGTATCAACCCAATACCATTCGCCGTTGACTTCGATACACTCATCGCTAGGGAAATAGTCCTCGTATCTACGACCATACGCATAGGTATAGTGACGGTCACGACAATGCTCACACACATAGTTATTATCATGCTCGATGTGGCTAATCTCCTCCTCGTGGACATCATCGTTACATATGTCACAGCACTGCGTATTGGTTTGGGCATAGCCGTTGGTCTCGGTCGCGTTGTAGTCACTGCCACCCGCCTCAAGGTATCGGACACCATCACGCATAACCACACCGACTGACTGACTGCCATTGTTACCATAGTCAATATACGGACACACGATACTGTTACTGCCACTCTTGATGTACTGTAACAGCGCACCATCTAGGTTGGTCTGATTTTCGTAGCCGTTGGTCTTGAGATAGTCCAAGAGATAGCGACCTTCTGCGTAGCCATTCGGGTCGGGATACACACGTAACCAACCTTTGGCATCGTCATCCTCTCGCACGATACAACGTGCTATTATCTTTTCACCTGCCTTGACATGGGCTAGGCGCAGTACGCTTTTCTCGTGGGCATAGATACGCACAGCATCCTCATTCTGCATACAGCTAGTGACATCGGGACTCTCGTACACAGTGAGCCAACCTTGTGCATCGTTATGCGCGATGAAGTCCACCGACCACCCACCACGTGAGCGCATATTGGCTGAGTGCTTCTCGGCCATGTTCTTGATGTCACTCTCGGATAGGCTGAGTGCTTGCTGATACTTGGTGAGATAGCGACCTAGCTTGGTGCGAACCTCGCGCCCCTCTCGCATATGCTTGAGCGTTGGATAGTACGCTATCTGATTGATGTCCTCGGTTGACAAGTGAATGTTGTGTAAGCGGTTCAGCATATGAAAGGCTTGCTGTGATGTGGCATACGCTTCATGCGATGAGCCTTGGTTGTGTAGGTATGGGTGTAGCTTGTTCATCACGTCGAGTGATTCCCATGTGCCATCGCGTTGCTTGTTCATAGTGCTGATGAATGATGGCTCTAGCTTCTCGGCTATATAACGGTTGATGTCACCGAGTGTTTTTATATAGAACGAAACCACTTGCGCGTCCACTAGGGTAGTAGCTTCGCGCGATGCGACCTTGTGCGCGGTGGCTTTCTGTTTAGCGAATGCGTGTCCGTTTTGTTGCTTCTGTGGCTTCTCGTCCATGACCCAATGACGGCGAGCGTGTGACCAATACTGACGGTTCTCGTTGAGGTGTTGCTCTTTCATGAAGTCGCGGATGGTTGGGTTGCGATAAGTATGGTTTAACCACTGCGCCCACATAGCGAGTAAAGGTGTTGTTGGTGTTGCTGTCACTTCACATTTGTTACACATGATATTGTTCTCCGTAATATCTGATAAAAATGGACACCCCGACAAATGTCGGAATGTCCTGCAAGGTGTGCCATATCTCGATGCCACATCCGTTATTATACTCTGATGGTATCTTATGTCAAGCTATGAGGTTCCGTTATTCCCATTGAGCGAGTAACGCTTCACGCTTCGCTATCTGTTCTGCGGTGATATTTTCAGGGGTTAGTTTCGGTTCATCGTCCAGTGTATCCTCAGCTTCGCGCTTTGCAAGCATCTTTGTTTTATGACGGACAAGTGCTAACTTAATAGCTTCTTCGTGCCATCCGTATGCTTTAGCCACCTCTGTAATCGTCTCGCCCTCTGATATTGATACTGCTATGTCTGCATCACGTAGTTCTCTTTGGTATGGTACGAACCCATCGCGGTCTACCACATTCGGGTTTTGGCTTCGCACTAATTCATGCAGCACTTCGATAGGGTAGAAGTTGCCATAGATACGATAGTAGGTTGTTTGGTGTTCGCGATTTGGGTTTGGTGTGGATAGGTTGACTGCATCACCCGCTTTGAATTTCGAACGGAACGTTTTTTTGACATATACTAAATGACTCTCATCTGCTGAAAATCCGAGAATACTTAATAAAAACTCACCCATGATAAAACTCCTTTTTGTTGACTGTTACATAATAAGCTATCCTGTAACGTTGACAGTTACATAACAGTAAGGTAGTTGGTTTGGTGGTGGCCGTCAACTATCCTGTCAACATCGCGTGTTCACAGTTACATAACCGTTCACATAATAGTATTGTGTAACATGGGGTAAAAGGGCTGTTTTTGGGGTGTTACCGTTACAAGTTACCTGTAACTGCAACAAATGGTGTGACGCTCTGAGAGGCAATAGGGACGCGGTGTTACATAATAAAAAATGGGTGAAATGAGCGCAACGCTCAAAAAACATAGTCGTTGGCGCACTCGCAGAACGAGTGACATATTCACGCTTTTTCACACTCTGTTACAGTTACAGGATAATCTAATTTCTAGGCTCTATATATTTTCTTGTTTTGCTAAATATAGATAAAAAAAGTAACGTAGAACCGCATGCCTATTGGCTTTGCGAGCGTCACACGATTTGTTACGGTTACAGGTAACCTGTAACGGTGCCGATGTAACATCGACTATGATATCTCCTGATAATTCGTTATCCTGTGAACGGTTATGTAACACCGCACTGGCAGGGCGTTACAAGCCCACGCCGACATTTGTCGGGTTGTCCTACTATCTTTATGGAACGAGTGACGCGCCGACATTTGTCGGGTTGTCCGAAATGGTGTTTTGCTTATGTCAAGTGGTGGCGTTTGCGTGGCTGTGCGAAGCGCGTTGCTGTGGGGTGGCTGGCTAACTGGCTGGCTGGCTTGCTTATTGTCACTCGTTCCTACAAAAAAATACCCACTCATTGCTGAGTGGGTCTGAATTAAATCTCGTATCGTTTTGTTAGTATGTGTTTAATCATCATCTGATAACACGCATATTGCCACGGCTTTGTTTTCATTTAGTAAAACCCTCGCACGTTTTGTTTGCAGTAGATATAACCAGCTATCCATTTTAATCGGTCATCATCACTATAAGATTGAATATTGTTTTCGGTTTCCCATTCGTAAAACATTTCATTAGCTTCAGTTTGCATTTCATCTTTTGATTGCATGATTTTTAACAGAGGGGCTTTCGCCCCTCGCCTTTCTTATTTGAGGATGATGTTTAGTGTTTGAATGAATGCCGCAAATGCTTGGTCGAACTCTTTAATCTTACCCGCTGGAATTACTCCTCGGAACTCGTCTTGAATCTGAACTTCTTTTGCGATAATCGCATTGCGGAACTGCTCAATGCTGGTCGGTTTAGTTGCTGGTGTTGCTGGTGCGGCTTCAGTCGCTGGCGCTTTCGCTTGGCGTGCCGCACGCTTTTTTGCCGCTGCCGCTGTCTTGCTCACCAGCCATTTGAACTTGGTATTGCCTGATAACTTCTTAACGTTACGCATAACCCAAGTTTGAGCGCTCTCGAGTTTGAAGTCCTTACCCGTGAGTGTAGCCTGCAGTTTTTGGTAAGCCACTGCTAATGCTTTCTTGCTCTTGTCTTGCTCGGTCTTGTTAGTCGCTTGGGCGATGAACTGAGCCGCAATAACGAACTGCTCTTTAATTGCCGCACCATTACTGGCGATACCTGCAATCGCTTCATTGAACTGCTCTTGTGATACAGATACAACAACAACTGCTGATGACTTTGCTTTTGACATGATAAAACTCCTGTTATTAAGTTAATGTATTGTCGCTTTCGCGACAGTTCCTATTCTACTCGGATATCATATTAAGTCAATAGGTATCATAAGGCCAAACCGACAATTGACGGGGCGGAAAGCGCGACCCCCTACCCCCGTTTTTGTCAGAAACAGCGCTCTCTCCTCTCCTCTCTGTTTTAGAGAAGCATCTTTCTATCCTCACGTCATGACCCCCCTTGACTTAATATGAGGTCCTCTGAATTTTTATTATAAAATTTTTAGGGTTTTAAGGCGGAAAGCTTGACAACACTATGATTATTAAGATATGTTACGCCCTATGGCTTCGCAAAAAATACAACTATATGATTTGCTTGAAGGAGTGGTTCCATATGAACCCCGTTTATTACGTACACCAATGCGTACTGAGGACCTAATGCCTGAACAATTTGTAAGTGCAGCTGCCAAAACAGCTAAAGATATACTCCGTAGGAGTGGTGCGCCCGACATAGAGGTCACCGAAGAGGATGCCGCTAATGCAGAAGGGGTATTTGAAACCTATTTGCAGGGACATAAAGGCTCAATTACTACCTCTACCATAAGCAAACCCGAATCAATTATCAAACTAGAAGCCCTAGTATCGGAATATGACTGGAAAGTCATCCAGCATGCGGACCAAATTCGCATGTTAGTAACAAATAAGTTACTAAATCTGTCAGATAACAAAGACCCCAAGGTACAACTCAAGGCTGTAGAGCTGCTAGGCAAGCTAGCGGACGTGGGAATGTTCGTCGAGAAGCAAGAAATCACCTATAAACAACGTACAGACGAAGAAATTGATGCGGCACTTGAGGAAAAACTAAGCCTTCTTATCGAAGGTGACTTTGAAGAAGTCAAAGAAGCACCAAAGGTCTCACAAGAACCACCGAAAACCGTAACAAAACCAGTAGAAAATGCTTCCAAAGGTGCGATGGACATTGCTCCACTACCAGAAGTACCAAAAATTGACATTGGGGCGCTATTAGGTGAGTAGTTTAAAGGCATACATAGCCACATTACCCGTACAGCAGGGCATAAACGTCCTGACAAACCTTAAAAAGATGCCTGAACGTGAGCAACAGGAGTTTCTTGACCTCATTGATGAGAAAATGGGGCGTATTAAACGAAAAGCGGCGCAGGGTGGGTTGTTAGATTTTGTAAAAGCGGTGTATCCAAACTATATGGTGGGTGCCCATCACAAAAGACTAGCTAAATTACTAGAGGATGCCATTGATGGAGATAAAAAGCGCATTATTGTCAACATCGCACCACGTATGGGTAAATCTGAGCTGGTGTCTTATCTCTTTCCTGCTTGGTTTCTTGGCCACCATCCCGACAAAAAGATTATCATGGCGACTCATACTGCTGACTTGTCTACTACTTTTGGTCGCCGTGTTCGAGATTTGGTTAATAGTAATGATTACCGCAACGTATTTCCTAATGTTTCCCTAAATCAAGACGCTAAGGCAGCTGGGCAGTGGAACACTACCGATGGCGGTCAATACTATGCGGCTGGTGTGGGCGGTGCGCTTGCAGGTCGTGGTGCTGATGTATTTGTGATTGATGACCCGCATTCAGAGCAGGAAGCCAAGACAGGTAACCCAAGTGTGTTCTTATCCGCATGGGAGTGGTTCCAGTCAGGACCGTTACAACGGTTGATGCCTAATGGTGTTATCATAGTGGTGATGACGCGCTGGTCTATGATGGACCTGACAGGTCAGTTAATTAATCACATGGTGAAGAACCCAGATGCCGACCAGTGGGAGGTAGTAGAGTTTCCAGCTATATTGGACGAGGGTGAAGAAACAGAACGTTCGCTGTGGCCTGAGTTCTGGCCGCTTGAAGAACTCAAAAAGAAACGCGCTGGTATGGACACACGCTACTGGTCAAGCCAGTACCTCCAGAACCCGACTGCCGAAGGTGCACAACTAATTAAAAAAGAGTGGTGGCAGCACTGGGATGAAGAAGTTCCGCCTGAATGTGATTATACGATTATGTCGTTGGATGCGGCACAGGAAGCACACAACCGCGCTGACTATAATGCGGTGACATTATGGGGCATATATTATAATGAAGAGACCAACCAGAATAATATTATTTTACTCAATGCGTGGAAAGAACGTATGGAGTTCCCAGAACTCAAACGCAGAATGATACATGAGTACAAGGAATGGGAACCTGATACATTCTTGGTAGAAAAGAAATCAAACGGTGCTGCGTTGTATCAAGAGCTACGTTCAATGGGCATGCCCATATCTGAGTACACACCAGTAAAGGATAAGATATCTAGGGTTAACTCTATTACAGATTTGTTTGCATCAGGTATGGTATGGGCACCAACAGATAGACGATGGGCAGGAGAAGTAATACAAGAGTGTGCAGATTTTCCAGTAGGTACCCATGATGACTTTGTGGATAGTTGCACACAAGCACTAATTCGTTTTAGAAAAGGCGGCTTTATCAAGTTGCCTAGCGATGAACGAGACGATGATGTATTATACGGATATAAACGGAAAGCAGCTTATTACTGATATGGTAACTCAAAAATTCATGGGTAAGGGGCAACTCATTGACCGACTAGCAGCACAGGTTGGAGATAGAGACATAGCTATTAAACTACTGCAAGACCGAGGACACCTTAAAGCGGACGGTAAAACACTTACGCCTGAAGGTGAGAAGCGCAATGCTATGACGGCACAGGAACGTGCCATTGATAGAGCAACAACTAAATCAGGCAAACCAAAGGGCGCCTATACATACAACCCTAAAACAAACACTGCAACATTAAAAAAGAGATAACTATGGCTATTGATAAATCGTTATATGCGGCACCCCAAGGTATCATTCCTGACGAAATGATGGAACCAGCTATTGAAATTGAGATTGAAGACCCAGAGTCGGTAAGTATTGGCTTTGGCGACATGCAGATTGATATTGATACTGGTGAAGATGAGGATGATTTTAATAAGAACTTAGCTGAAGACATTGATGAAGGCGCGTTAACTCAGATAGCGTATGACTTAATATCTGACTACGACGAGGACGTTAGTTCACGTAAAGACTGGATGCAGACCTACGTAGACGGGCTTGAGTTGTTAGGGATGAAGATTGAAGAACGTAGCGAGCCATGGGAGGGAGCATGCGGTGTATACCACCCACTACTTTCTGAAGCGCTAGTTAAGTTCCAAGCAGAAACGATGATGTCTATGTTCCCAGCAGCGGGTCCAGTTAAGACACAGATTATCGGTAAAGAAACACAGGATAAGAAAGAGTCAGCAAGCCGCGTCCAAGACGATATGAACTATCAATTAATGGATGTGATGAAAGAGTATCGACCAGAACATGAACGCATGCTGTGGGGCCTAGGATTAAGCGGTAACGCATTTAAAAAGGTTTATTTCGACCCACATCTAGACCGTCAGGTATCTATTTTCATTCCAGCTGAGGATATGGTAGTGCCATACGGTGCATCAAACCTTGAGTCAGCAGAGCGTGTAACACACGTAATGCGTAAAACAGAGAATGAACTACGTCGCCTACAAGTGGCTGGGTTTTACTTAGATGTAGAATTAGGTGAGCCAGCAAACGTATTAGATGAAGTAGAGAAGAAGATTGCTGAGAAGATGGGCTTCCGTGCTTCAACGGATGACCGCTATAAACTTCTAGAGATGCATGTAGACTTAGACTTACCAGGGTACGAAGATAAAGACGATACTGGTGAACATACAGGCATTGCACTGCCATACGTTGTTACGCTTGAGAAAGGTAGCAATACGATATTGGCTATCCGCCGTAACTGGGACCCTAAAGATGAAACAAGACAAAAACGCCAACACTTCGTTCACTACGGTTATGTACCAGGTTTTGGGTTTTACTATTTTGGTCTCATCCATCTTGTTGGCGCTTTCGCTAAGTCTGGGACTAGTCTCATACGTCAACTCGTTGACGCAGGGACGCTCGCTAACCTCCCTGGCGGTTTCAAAACTAGAGGACTTCGTGTCAAAGGCGACGACACACCGATAGCTCCAGGTGAGTTCCGTGATGTAGACGTACCGTCAGGCACTATGCGTGACAACATTATGCCACTACCATATAAAGAGCCATCACAAGTTCTTATGTCGTTGCTCGGTCAAATCGTTGATGAAGGTCGTCGCTTCGCTAATACAGCAGATTTACAAATCTCTGATATGTCTGCGAATAGCCCTGTTGGGACTACACTGGCGATTCTTGAGCGTACATTAAAAGTAATGAGTGCGGTACAAGCGCGTATCCACTACTCAATGAAGCAAGAGTTAGGTCTGTTAAAAGACATCATCGCTGCCTATACGCCAGAAGAATATAACTATGAACCATCAGAAGGTGACCGTAGAGCTAAGAAGGCTGACTATGATAGCGTAACAGTTATCCCTGTATCAGACCCTAATGCCTCAACAATGGCACAGAAGATTGTTCAGTACCAAGCGGTTATGCAGTTAGCACAACAAGCGCCTCAGATTTACAATATGCCGTTATTACATCGCCAGATGTTAGATGTAATGGGGATAAAGGAAGCGTCTAAGCTAGTGCCGATGGATGATGACATGAAGGCGACTGACCCTGTTACAGAGAATCAAAACGTGCTAATGATGAAACCAGTTAAGGCATTCCTAACGCAAGACCATCAAGCGCACATTGCTGTCCACCAAGCAGCACTTCAAGAACCTAAGATTCAACAAATGCTACAAGGTAACCCGATGGCTCAACAGCTTCAACAGGCTATGATGGCGCATATAAATGAGCACTTAGGCTTTGAGTACCGTAAACAGATTGAACAACAATTGGGTATGCAGTTACCACCACAGAAAGATGAGATGGGTGAAGATATTCACATGGACCCACAAGTGGAAGCGCAACTATCTCCGATGTTGGCTCAAGCTGCTCAACAGTTACTACAACAGAACCAAGCTCAAGCGGCGCAACAAGCAGCTCAACAAGCACAGCAAGACCCAATGGTGCAGATGCAGCAACAAGAACTACAACTTAAGATGGGTGAGTTAGAACGTAAGAAACAAAAAGACCTAACTGATGCCGCATTGAAAGAGCAACAAATCAAAAACGATATGTTGAAAACAGCGGTAAGTATAAGTACACAGAAAGAACAGCATAAAATAGATAAAGGTGTGGAAGTGCTGAAACAACTGTCATCACAAAACCACGAACATAGGCAACTACAAAATAAACCGACAAAAGGTGAGTAATCATGGATTCAAACTTATTTGATGTTCTTTTAACAGAGTACAGAGACCGTATCAACATGCTTACAGAAGCTATGGCGAGAGGTAACTGCACTTCATTTGAAGAGTACAAGTACACGAGTGGTCAGCTACGAGGTCTCGAAGCTGCTTGTGCAATAATTGTAGACCTCAAAAAACGATTGGAAAACGCAGATGACGAGTAACATAAATTTAGCACAAGCACTAGATTTATCTAAATTAGCTGAACAAGCTAAGAAAGACGCACAAGAGGAAGCAGAAGTACGAGCAATCGTAGGCGATGCAACTGATGTAGAAAAAGCAGCTCAACTACCAAGACCTTCTGGGTACCATATTCTTTGTGCAATCCCTGAAAAGGAAAAAGAGTATGACAGCGGTCTGTTTAAGGCAGATGAGACAATTAAGATGGAAGAGACCATGACTACAGTATTATTTGTAGTTGCTTTAGGCCCAGATTGTTATAAGGATGAAAAACGATTCCCTAGCGGTCCGTGGTGTAAAGAAGGTGACTTTATTTTAGTACGCCCACACTCTGGTAGCCGATTGGTTATTCATGGTCGTGAGTTCCGTTTAATCAATGATGATACTGTCGAGGCTGTAGTTGATGAGCCACGCGGTATTATTCGCAAATAAGGAGGACAAGATGCCTGAATTTGAGAATGAAGAATATACGTTTCCCGATGAGCAAGAAAAAAAGGTAGCACCAGAATCTGAGATTGAGTTTGAAATCGAAGACGACACACCTGAAGAAGACCGCAATCGTGAACCAATGCCGAAGGCTATCGTAGAAGAGTTAGAGCAAGACGACTTATCTAAATACGATGATGCTACTAAGCAAAAACTTAAACAAATGCGTAAAGTCTGGCATGACGAGCGTCGAGCCAAGGAGTCCGCATACAGGGAGCAGCAAGAAGCAATTGAACTTGCCCGCCGTGTACTGGACGAAAACAAACGGATTAAATCCATGCTTGCCACTGGCGAGAAGGAATATGTAACGTCTATTCAAGCCACAGCTAATCTAGAGCTTGAAATGGCTAAACGTGCATACAAAGATGCGTATGATAATGGGGATAGTGACCGACTAGTTGAAGCACAAGAAGCGATGCAGAATGCAAGTATTAAGATTGCACAAGCTAAGAGCTTTAAGCTACCCCCTTTACAAGATGATAATTTTGATGTAAAAAGTAATCAAGAACAGTATCAGCAACCAGCGGCACCCGCCCCTGACGCACGAGCACAAGCATGGCGAGACAAAAATGATTGGTTCGGAGCAGATGAGGAAATGACCGCAACAGCGTTAGGTCTACACGAAAAACTAAAACGTAATGGTGTTGTTGTTGGTTCTGATGACTATTATTCCACATTGGACAAAACGATGCGGAAGAGATATTCAGAGTATTTTGAGGATTCGGAGCCAGAGGATTCACGAGGTAAAAATGAAAGTACTCCTACAAAACTGAGTACAGTAGTTGCTCCCGCTACGCGTAGTACATCTTCAAACAAGATTAAACTATCAGTGCGACAAGTAGCCCTAGCTAAAAAACTAGGATTAACTAATGAGCAATACGCCCTTGCAATGAAAAAACTGGAGAATTAATATGACCGATACAAGAACACCTCGTACTATTGACACTCGCGTAACCGCAGAGCGTCCAAAACAGTGGCAACAACCAGAGCTATTGCCAGAACCCGATAAACAAGAAGGTTATGCTTATCGCTGGATTCGTGTTTCAACTTTAAACAGTGCTGACCCACGTAACTTATCTGCCAAACTCAGAGAAGGTTGGGAAGCAGTAAAGAGTGAAGAACAACCACAACTAGCAATGTTAGCTGACCCTAATAGTCGCTTTAAAGATAACATTGAAGTTGGGGGGTTATTACTATGTAAGACTCCAAAAGAATTTGTAGAACAACGGAATGCACATTTCGACAATCTATCAAAATCCCAAACTGAGTCTGTAGACAATAACATCATGCGTCAAAGCGATGCCCGTATGCCTATGTTCTCTGAGCGTAAGTCTACAACTAGCTTTGGCAAAGGTAATTAATTTAATTAAGGAGTATTTTTATGGCTTATCCTACAGTATCAGCGCCTTATGGCTATGAACCTGTAAATCTTATCGGTGGTCAAGTATATGCTGGCTCAACCCGTAATTATCCTATTGCGTATAATTATGGCACCGCGATTTACTATGGTGACTTTGTAACACTTTCTAGTGGTTATGCTGTTATAGCAACAACACCAATTAGCACAACTAACACAACTGTTGGT